ACTGCACCAACTGTAACCGTAGCAGGACCAGGATCTGGAACGACAGCAACAGTAAATTCAATTCTGTATTCTGGAAATCTTTTTTCTAGAATTAATACTGTAGATTCTCTTAGAATTATAAATTCTGGTGTAGGATATACTGCAGCACCTACCGTAACTATATCTGATCCTGCAGTACTATCCGGAATTGGAACGTTTGAACTTGGAGAAAAAGTTACTGGAGGAACTTCGGGTACTATTGGAAGAGTTAAAAATTGGAATAAGGAAGATCTTATATTGCGTGTTGGAAATGTTTCTGGAACATTTGCTGATGGCGAAGTCATAACAGGAGCAGAATCCGGTGCAGTTTATGCATTTAAATCTTCCACAGAGAATGAGACTATTAATGATAAATATCAAGATAACTTGGATATTGAATCCGTGGCAGATTCAATTCTAGACTTTACAGAATCTAATCCCTTTGGAACTTACTAATGTTAGGAACTTATTACTATCACGAAATAATCAGAAAAACTATCGTTGCTTTTGGAACGATGTTTAATGATATTCACATTAAACATGATAATTCTTCCGGAGGCACTTTAAGTGATATGAAAGTTCCTTTGGCATATGCACCCATTCAAAAATTTCTGGCAAGGATTGAACAACAAAGCGATTTAAATAAACCCGTTCAAATTACATTACCAAGAATGTCATTTGAAATGATGGGAATAAATTACGATTCATCCAGAAAAACTTCAGTTACTTCAACATTTAAAGCGACGGATGGAGCAAATGTCAAAAAAGTATACATGCCCGTCCCATATAATATTAATTTTGAACTCAACATTTTAAGTAAACTGAATGAAGATGCCCTTCAAATTATTGAACAAATTTTACCATATTTTCAACCATCATTTAATGTAACGGTAGATCTAATCAGTTCTATTGGAGAAAAGAAAGATATTCCTGTTGTTTTAAATTCAATATCTCTTCAGGATGATTATGAAGGAGATTATAGCACCAGAAGAGCTTTGATATATACATTACAATTTACAGCTAAAACATATCTCTTTGGACCTGTTGCCGAATCCACAGATGGATTGATTAAAAAAGTTATTGTTGATCAGCATGATGGAGTCGATACACAAACAGCAAAACGATCTGTCAGATATACTGTCACACCAGATCCTATTACTGCCGGACCAAATGATGATTTTGGATTTAGCGAATCAATAGATTTCTTCACAGATTCTAAAGAATATAGTCCAACTCAACAAACTGACATCTGATTTTTATGAGTGATAATTATCATAGCATAGATAAAGCTCTTAATGTTGAGAGTGGGATTGTTGATGAAAAATCATCTCAACAATTAAATATTGTCGAAAAAAAGGATCAGGATATTCAAAAAGATTATGAATATACCAGAGCAAATTTGTATTCTTTGATAGAAAAGGGTCAAGAAGCAATTAATGGAATCATGGAAGTTGCCGGTGAGGGTGCAAGTCCAAGAGCATATGAAGTTGCAGGTCAATTAATCAAAAGTGTTGCTGACACTACAGATAAACTCATAGATCTTCAAAAGAAACTTAAAGATGTTGAAGAAGATACTAAAAAAACAACAAACAACGTAACTAATAATGCGGTGTTTGTTGGATCAACATCAGAATTACAAAAAATGCTGAAGCAAGGTTTCCTAAATAATAAAGAATAGTACTTTTATTAGTGATGGCAACAAAATCTGGTGATCAAGGACTTCGTGATTGGTTTGGTAAATCCAAGTCTTCTGATGGTAAACCAGGTTGGGTTCAACTTGGTGGCAAATATGCAGGAAAACCTTGTGCTCGTCAACCAGGTCAAACCTCCACACCAAAATGTGGCAGTTCTAAAATGAAAAGAAATTTGAATGATAAAGAAGAAGAAAGGGCAAGAAGAAGAAAAAATCGCCAAGATCCAAATCAACCAGAAAAAACTGGTGGAGCAAAACCAACTAACGTAAAAACTGAAGAAATGAATATTCAAGAAGTAAAAGACAAACCAGGTAAGGGTAGCGGCAAAAAAGATGCCTGTTATCATAAGGTAAAGTCTCGTTATTCTGTATGGCCTTCTGCTTATGCTTCAGGAGCACTTGTAAAGTGCCGTAAGGTTGGTGCTGCTAATTGGGGCAATAAGTCCGAATCATATGAGTTTTCTAACTGGAGAGATGATTTTAAGGCAACTGAATATGAGTTTATTGATCTTATCAAACCTGAACCACTGAAAGGTGAACAGATTGATGAAGGACAAAAGTGTTGGCCCGGATATGAGAAGAAAGGCACTAAAAAGATGTTTGGTAAGACCTACAATAACTGTGTAAAGAAGGAAGAAGTTGAATCTAAGATTGGTGGCGGCAATCTCAAAAAAATTGCAGGAAAGGCAGTAAAGAGAGTTGATGCTGATGTTGATGGTGATGTTGATACTAAAGACATGAAATCCAATGAAACTGGAGAGTTTTTACCATCACCAAATGGAAAGAAAAAGTTAAAACCGAAAGTAAGGTTTGAAGAATTTTCTGATTGGAGATCAGAACTTGAACTTGATGAAGCAATTGATAAATCCAAAATGAAGTGCAATAAACCAAAGGCGCAAGCAGTTGGAGACTCACTTACTGGAAAATCTCATGTTGTAAAAGCATGTGAAGGTGGAAAGGAAAAGATTATTCGTTTTGGGCAAAGAGGTGTAAAAGGTTCTCCAAAAAAAGAAGGAGAATCTAAGAAATATGCTTCCAGGAGACATAGATTTCAATCTAGACATGCAAAGAACATTGCTAAAGGCAAAATGTCTGCAGCATACTGGGCAAACAAAGTTAAATGGTGAGGTAGAATGAAAAGTTTTCAACAATTTCTCTCAGAAAGCATCACTATTAATGGTGATTTTAACGGAACTCTTAATGTAGGAGGTTCTCAACCAGAACAGGCACAAGAATCATTCTTTGCTGATGTTGTCTGGGAAGGAAAGATGTATCGTCTAGAAGTAGAAGGTGCGATGCTTTCTAAGAATGAACTTGCAGAACAAATTCAGGACGAGTATCCTGGAGCGATTGTTCATAACATTTATCCAGGTCAGGTAAATACTTCGAGAATCAAAAACGCACAAAGATATCAACCAGAAAGATTAAGTTGGAGTGACTGATGGGATTTAGGAATTATATTTGGGATGAAGAATTTAATTTAAATGTTTCTCGTGGTAAGACACGAGGAGCATCACAAATCCACAAGTTCGGTGCAACTCCATCTCAATCAACAAACACAACTGCAACGGTATGGGATAAAGAGGATACTCTCTATCCATGGAGTGCATTTGATACTGCTGGTGTTCTTGTAGCAGCACAAGTCGGTGCCGATGACAACGGTAAGGTTGTTACCATCCAAGGTCTTGATGAAAACTTTGAGTTGACATCAGAGACATTTACATTGTCTAGTGCTGGTACTGTCACAGGAACTCAGACATTTAAAAGAGTGTATCGTGGATTTATTTCCAGTGGTTCTGATAATGTCGGACAACTTAACTTCAGTAGAGGCGGAACACAAGTTCTGAGAATTCTTGCTGGTGCAGGACAAACTCTAATGGCAATTTACACTGTTCCTGCTGGGTATACTGGTTATTTGTATCATGGTAACTCAAGTGCCGAAGGAAATGCTCATGGGACTGGTTTCATGTATGCCAGGTATAATTCCGTCGCAACAGCATTCAGAGTTGCTCATACATTTGAAGTAAATGGTAATGGTGGTCCTTATGATTATAAGTTTTCATTCCCACAGGAACTTCCAGAAAAAACAGATATTGATGTTCGTATAACTACTGGTACTTCAAACAACGGTAGATTTACTGCCTCTTATGACATTTTACTAATTAAAAACGAGTTGTAAAAAGGAGTTTCGTTATGAGTGAAGTATATCTTGGTAATCCAAATCTAAAAAAAGCAAATACACCGATAGAGTTTACAGAGGAACAAATTATTGAGTTCCTCAAATGTAAGGAAGATCCCGTATATTTTGCCAATAACTACATTAAGATTGTTTCTCTTGATGAAGGTTTAACCCAGTTCCATCCATACCATTTTCAGGAAAAGTTAATTCATAATTTTCATAATAACAGATTTAATATCTGTAAGATGCCTCGTCAGACTGGTAAATCTACTACAGTTGTATCTTATCTTTTGCATTATGCGGTCTTTAACGACAGTGTGAACATTGGTATTCTAGCAAACAAGGCGGCAACCGCAAGAGAACTTCTCAGTAGATTACAAACTGCATATGAGAATTTGCCACGATGGATGCAACAAGGTATCATATCATGGAACAAAGGTAGTCTGGAGTTAGAAAATGGCAGTAAGATATTGGCAGCTTCTACGTCTGCAAGTGCTGTCCGAGGTATGTCATTTAACATCCTCTTTCTCGACGAGTTCGCGTTCGTCCCGAATCATGTTGCTGACTCGTTCTTTGCATCTGTTTATCCTACTATTACTTCTGGTAAAAACACCAAAGTAATTATCGTATCAACCCCACACGGTATGAATCACTTCTACCGCATGTGGCATGATGCAGAAAAAAAGAGAAATGAATATGTCCCAACTGAGGTTCATTGGTCAGAAGTACCTGGTAGAGATGAAAAATGGAAAGAAACAACCATCTCAAATACCTCCGAACAACAGTTTCGTGTTGAGTTTGAATGTGAATTTTTAGGATCAGTCAATACTCTTATTAATCCCGCAAAACTCAAAAATTTAATATATGAAAATCCAATTAAAAGAAATGCCGGATTGGACATATATGAAGATCCAAAACCAGAACATAATTATTTAATGACAATTGATGTTGCTAGAGGTTTGGGTAATGATTATTCGGCATTTATTGTTTTCGATATTACAGAGTTTCCATATAGAGTTGTTGGAAAATATAGAAATAATGAAATTAAACCTATGCTATTTCCAAATATAATTTTGGATGTTGCAAAAGCATATAATGAAGCATGGTTGTTAGTAGAAGTAAACGACATTGGGGATCAAGTGGCATCAATCCTTCAGTACGATTTGGAATATGAAAATGTTTTGATGTGTGCTATGAGAGGTCGTGCTGGTCAAGTTGTTGGATCTGGTTTCAGTGGTAAAAAGACTCAACTTGGCGTGAGAATGACTGCAGCAGTTAAAAAGTTGGGATGCTCCAACTTAAAAACTTTAATGGAGGATGATAAACTTCTCACAGTAGATTATGATATTATTTCAGAATTAACTACTTTTGCACAAAGGCATAATTCATTTGAAGCAGAAGAGGGATGTAATGATGATTTAGCAATGTGCCTTGTTATATTCTCTTGGTTGGTTGCACAGGATTATTTTAAAGAAATGACAGACAATGATGTTCGGAAGAGAATATATGAGGAGCAAAAAAATCAAATTGATCAAGACATGGCACCTTTTGGATTTATTGTTGATGGTATAAATGATATGGAATCATTTACGGATAGTAATGGTGATAGGTGGCATACTGATGAATATGGAGATGCTTCTTATATGTGGGATTATATTTAATGGATTTAAATGATTTAAATGATCAGGTAGAGTTGGAACATTTGTTATTTCTGGATAGGGAATGTAGAACTTGTAGGGAAGTAAAAAACTTATTAATAGATTTTTACTTAATTAGAAAAAATAAAACAAATATCGCATCTTCATATTCGTATGAATGCAAAGAATGTACAAAGGAAAGAATAAGAAGAAGTAGGTTGAAAAGTAATAAAAAAAAGAAAAAGGAAAAAAAGTATTCGGATTATCCAGATTGGTAATGTTCATGCATTGTTTCCCCGATGAAAATAGGCATTTTAATAAATAATTTCAGAAAATAACCTAATATTCGGAGAGAGGTAAAGATGCCAATTAACTTAGCATCTCCTGGAATCAGAGTAAGAGAAGTTGATTTAACAGCTGGTAGAGTTGATCCAACATCGGATGCTATCGGTGGTTTAGTTGCTCCCTTTGCCAGAGGTCCAGTAGAAGACCCAATTCTAATTAGAAACGAAAACGATCTATTGAATGTATTTTCAGGACCCTCTCCTGTTGATAAGCACTATGAGAGTTGGATGACAGCATCCTCTTTCTTAGCATATGGTTCTCAATTAAGAGTATTGAGATCTGATAGCGACAATCTTAAAAATGCTAATGACCAAGGTGTATCATTAAAAGTTAAGAGCACTGACGATTATAACTTTAAGGGTTATGATGAAACCCCAATTACTGGAGCAACTGTAATTGCAAGAAATCCAGGTTCTTGGGCAAACGGAGTTAAAGTTGCTATTATTGACTCGTATGCAGACCAAATTTTAAGTCTTAATACCGTTACTGCTGCAGATGTTGGTATTGGTGTTTCTCAATCTGCCGCCGGAAAAGTGTTAGCAGGTGCAGGATCAACTTCTTTACTTGACGGATACTTTAAAGGAATTATTACTGGTGTTGATGTTACTGCAAACACCGCCAGTGTTAAATTTGTTTCTCACGTTTCTGCCGCAGGAACTGAAACTGCAGTTGATTATACTCAGAATGCCATTTACAAGTTTAGTACAGGTAGTGCTTCACTGACTGTTAACGCTGGTGCAGCAACAACATCAGCAACTGTAACTAGATCTTCTCTCGAAAGCACAGCAGTTTCTGCTGGAGTTGGAACTGCAATTGATTCATTCTATTTGGAAACATCAACAATTCTTGATGAGGCAGGTTCTGCCGATTTAGCATCCGGATCAACTTCACTTTCTGTAGATTCCGTATCAGGAATTTCAACGGGTGCAGACAAATATCTTTTACTTGGAAATGAGATTATTGGTCTTTCCACTGCACAAATTTCAGGAAATACAATTACCAGTGTTGAAAGAGGTCAATTTGGAACATCTGCTGCAACACATACTGACGAATCAACAGTAAAACATTTAACTAGATATGCAGACGTTGGTACTTTAAGTACTGCTATCGATACCGATGACACTGTAATTGGAATTACGACCACTGCAGATATTACATCTAAAGTAAATGCTGGCGGAATTCTTCGATTAAATGATGCAGAATACGTACTGGTTGGTTCATTCCTTAGTGGCGGAACAACTTCAATAAGAGATGTAACTTCACAAACAGATTGGTTTGATAATCAAACCTATGAAGTTGATACACGCGGAACAACTCAAAAGTGGAATTCAATTGCACCAAGACCACAAACATCTACTTTTGCTGCATCAAGAGGATCTAGATTTGATGAAATTCATATTGTTGTTATTGATGGTGAAGGTAAAATTACTGGAAATGAAGGAACTATCCTAGAGAAACATATCGGACTTTCTAAAGCATCTGATGCTATTGTTTCTGCAGGATCTCCACTTCATTGGAGAAAGTATATTTATAATAATTCATCTACAATTTTTGCTGGCGGAGAACCAACAGGAACAGTTGCAACTGGATTTAGTTCTGGATTTACTGCAGTAACTGATTTTGGTTGGGATCAAGATGTTTTGGAAGCAGATGGAACCGCAGTTATTTACGGTGCTATTGGTACAAAAAATTTAATTCTATCTGCAGGAAAAAATTATGATGGAAATTCTACCGATAATGTAGCAGGTGCATACACGGTTACTGTTGGCGACTTATCCTCCGGTTATGACATCCTTAAAAATAAAGAACTCTATAACATAGATTTCTTAATTATGGGAGCAGCAAATCATGGAAAGGAAGAATCTCAAGCACTGGCAAATAAATTAATTGAAGTTGCAGAATCTAGACAAGATGCACTTGCATTTATTTCTCCATATAGAGGGGCATTCTTAAATGATACCTCTACAGGACAAAGTGTTAATATGTACTCTGGAGATCAAATTACTAAAAATATTTTAGATTTCTATGGTCCAATAACCTCTTCATCTTATGCAATTTTTGATAGTGGTTATAAGTACATGTATGATAGATTTAATAAGGTCTTTAGATATGTTCCATTAAATGGAGATATTGCTGGACTTTGTGCTAGAAATGATATAAATGCTTTCCCATGGGTTTCTCCCGCAGGAACTGCAAGAGGTTCTATTTTAAATGCAGTAAAATTAGCATACAATCCAGACCAAGAACAAAGAGATACACTTTATTCAAATAGAATTAATCCGGTCATGGTTAATGCTGGTGGAGGAATTATTCTCTTTGGCGATAAAACTGGAATTAGTAGAGCATCTGCTTTTGATAGAATTAATGTTCGCAGATTGTTTATTTACATGGAAGATGCAATCTCTGCTGCTGCAAGAGATCAACTTTTCGAATTTAACGATGAAATTACAAGAGCAAATTTTGTAAACATTATTGAACCTTTCCTTAGAACTATTCAAGCTCAAAGAGGAATCTTTGACTTCAGAGTTATTTGTGACGAAACAAATAATACTGGAGCAGTGGTTGATAATAATGAATTTGTTGCTGACATTTATGTTCAACCAGCAAGATCAATCAACTTTATTGGTCTCAATTTTATTGCCACCAGAACTGGTGTTGCATTTGAAGAAGTAGTTGGTGTTTAATTTATTTTTTATTAACGACACACGGAGAAAAAAACAATGGCACTAAGAACAATCTCAGAGTTTAAAAACAAATTAACAGGTGGAGGAGCAAGACCAAATCTATTTGAAGTTGAATTGGCATTTCCATCCGATTCCCAACTACAATTAGCACTTCCCGAAGGAGCAAAGGATTTTGATAGATTTATGGTTAAGGGTGCTGCTCTTCCGGCATCCAATATTGGTCCAATTGAAATTCCATTCAGAGGAAGAATTTTAAAAGTTGCTGGCGACAGAACATTTGACACATGGACTGTTACTATTATTAATGATACTAGTTTCCTACTTAGAGATAGGTTTGAAAGATGGATGAATCACATCAACAGACATGATGATGCAAGTGGTTTAGTCGATCCTTCTTCCTATATGGTTGATGCATATGTAAAACAATTGGATCGTGGTGGAGAAACTTTAAGAAGATATAGATTCTATGATGTTTTTCCAACTAATCTTTCTCAAATTGATCTTTCATATGAGACTACTGATGCAATTGAAGAATTCACTGTAGAATTCCAAGTTCAGTGGTGGGAAGCACTCGACCAAAGCAATAATAGTGTATTTGGTTCAAGAACATCTGGTGAGGGTTGATATTCTTGATTTCAAAGTCAAGAATTATTTGAGTGAATAAATATTAGATATAGAAGTTTAAACTTATAAAATGACAAAACTTTTTGGTTTTTCTATTGAAAATGTAGATAAAAAATCTAACTCTATAGTCTCCCCCGTTCCTCAAAATAATGAGGACGGGGCAGATTATTATTTGCAGAGTAGTTTTTATGGTCAATATATTGATATTGAGGGAGTATATAGAACAGAATCCGATTTAATTAAAAGATATAGGGAAATGTCATTGCACCCAGAATGTGATGGTGCAATTGAAGATGTTGTCAATGAAGCAATCGTAAGTGATTTGTATGATTCTCCTATAGAAATTGAACTTTCTAATGTAAATGCAAGCGATAAAATTAAGAATGCAATTAGAAAGGAATTCAAATATTTAAAAGAGATCATGGACTTTGATAAAAAGTGCCATGAAATTTTTAGGAACTGGTATATTGATGGTAGACTTTATTACCACAAAGTTATAGATCTCAAAAAACCTCAAGAAGGAATTAAAGAACTTAGGTATATTGATCCTCTCAAAATGAAATTTGTGAGGCAAGAAAAGAAAAAACAAAATCCTCTTAGAATTACTGGGTCAACTAATGAGAGTTTAACAAACGAAGATTATCCAGAAATCGAAGAATATTTTGTTTATACTCCATCAACTCAAAATAATGTTCCAATTGCAGGAACAAGAAAACAAAAAACAATCAAAATTGCAAAAGATGCAATCACATATTGTACTTCTGGTTTGGTAGATAGAAATAAAGGAACAGTTCTTTCTTACCTACACAAAGCAATTAAATCCTTAAATCAACTTCGCATGATTGAGGATTCTTTGGTTATCTATAGATTATCACGCGCACCTGAGCGTCGTATTTTCTATATCGATGTTGGTAATCTTCCTAAGGTAAAGGCAGAACAATATCTTCGTGATGTTATGATGCGTTATCGTAATAAAATGGTATATAACGCAAATACTGGTGAAGTTCGTGATGATCGCAAATTTATGAGCATGATGGAAGATTTTTGGTTACCTCGCCGTGAAGGTGGTAGAGGAACTGAAATTACAACTCTTCCTGGTGGACAAAATCTTGGCGAACTTTCTGATATTGAATATTTCCAGAAAAAACTCTATCGTTCGCTTGGAGTTCCAGAATCCAGAATTGCTGCTGAAGGTGGATTCAATCTTGGACGTTCTTCTGAAATTTTAAGAGACGAACTCAAGTTCGCTAAGTTTGTCGGAAGAATGAGGAAGAGATTTGCAAATCTCTTTAATGATATGCTCAAGACTCAATTGATTTTAAAAAATATTATTGCACCAGAAGATTGGGAAATTTTAAGTGATCATATTCAATATGATTTTTTATATGATAATCAATTTGCAGAATTAAAAGAGTCTGAATTAATGAATGAAAGACTTGGAACTCTTGCAACCATTGAACCATATATTGGCAAATATTATTCTGTTGATTATGTAAGACGCAAAATTCTTCGTCAAACTGATCAAGAAATTATTGACATTGATAATCAGATTGAAAAGGAAATTGAAGAAGGTATTATCCCAGATCCAAATTCAATTGATCCAATTACGGGAGAACCATTACCAGATGATGGCGGCATGATGGGTGATGTTCCTATGGAACCAGACTTAGAATCTCAAGGTGGTATAACCTCTGCAGATGGAAAAGCTGCTGAAATATAAATAGAAAATATTACTTTTATTAATTTTCATGGAAGAAATTGTAAATTTAATCGGTTCTGATGAGTCAGCATCCGATATTAGTGACAAGATTAAAGATGTTTTATATGCAAAAGCAGCAGAAAAAATTGAAAACATTCGACCTTCTGTCAGCACTGCAATATTTGATGATCAACAAGAATCAGAGGATCAAGAATAATGGCAAGAACTTTATTGTTAGCAGATGAAATTGCTCTTCCAACTACAACTGGAACTGCAACTAGTTTTTCTGCAGCAACTGTAGTAAGACTTGTGAATACCACCGGAACTGCAGAAATAATTAATGTTGTAGAAACTCAAAGTGGAACTGGTATTGGTTCATTTACTATGCTCGGTAATACTACAGAATTGTTAGAGAAAAATGCTTCATATTGTGTTTATGCAAGTGCAGCAACAGTCAAAGGAACAAAAGTAGGATTCACCGGTTAATCAAATGAAACTTATCACAGAAGAAGTAACAAACGTACAAATCATCACCGAAGGCAAGGGTGCCAATAAGAAGTTATACATTGAAGGTGTATTTCTTCAGGGTGATCTGAAAAATCGTAACGGTAGAGTTTACCCAATGGCAACTCTTGAAAGAGAAGTTGATCGTTATTGTGAAACATTTGTAAATAAAGGTCGTGCTCTTGGAGAACTTGGACATCCTGACGGTCCTACCGTAAATCTTGATCGTGTTTCTCATAAAATTACATCTCTTGTAAAAGAGGGTAGTAATTTTAGGGGTAAGGCACAAATTCTCAATACTCCAATGGGCAAAATTGCATCTTCGCTTCTCGATGAAGGTGTAATGCTTGGAGTTTCTTCTCGTGGTGTTGGTTCATTGAGAGAAGATCGTACTGGTTGCAAAGTCGTTGGCGAAGATTTTATGTTAGCAACTGCTGCTGATATCGTTGCCGATCCTTCTGCTCCCGATGCATTTGTATCTGGAATTATGGAAGGAAAAGAGTGGGTTTGGGAAGGTGGAATCCTTCGTGAACAACTCGCAGAAAGAACTCAGAAGAGAATTAACACTCTCGTTGATCAAAAAAGACTTGAAGAACATAAGTTGAACTTATTCAACGAATTTCTCTCAAATCTTTGAATTATAAATAAATATAGATTAATACAAAATCTATAATCAAATGTCCGTTGGTAGCAATTTACAAGAAATGGAAAACGTAGTAACCAAAGGTGCTGCTGCAGCTGAACCAATGCAAAAGTTGTCCCATTCAACACCTGGGCAACCTGCAGTGGAAGATCTCGGTGGCCCAACCCCAGAAAACTATAAAGCAGATGACGACTCTGCAAAATTATCAGAACCTAAGATCGCAACTGTCAAAGACATTGTGAACCGAGGTGCTGGTAAAGCAGATCCTATGCCTAAGGGTATGAAGGAAGAAGAAGAAGTCGAAGGCGAAGTAGTTGAAGAGGAAGAGACCACCGCATCTGCTGAAGAAGTAGTATCCGAAGAGGAATCTACAGAAGAAGCAGAAGTTGTTGCAGAAGAAGAAGCACCTGAAGCAGAGTACAACATCGAAGAAGATGTTGAAGCACTTCTTGCTGGTGAAGAACTTTCTGAGGAATTCCAAGATAAAGCACGCACTATCTTTGAAACTGCTATCAAAGCAAAAGTTGCAGAAATTAAAGAAGAATTATCTGCAAAGTATGATCAAACTCTTGAAGAGCAAGTTCTTTCTATTAAAGAAGAACTGACTGATAGAGTTGATGCATATCTTGAGTATGTTGCTGAAGAGTGGTTGATCGAAAATCAACTTGCTGTTGAGCACGGACTCAAGACTGAAATGACTGAATCATTCCTCACCGGAATGAAGAGTCTTTTTGAAGAACATTATGTAACTATCCCTGAAGAGAAATATGATGTACTCTCTACTATGGTAGAGAAATTAGATGAGATGGAAGATAAACTCAACGAGCAAATTAAGTCTAATATTGCTTTAAATCAAAGATTAGCCGAGTCGGTTGCTGATGTAATCTTCTCCGAGGTCTGCGAAGGTCTGGCACTTTCACAGAAGGAAAAACTCGCTTCTCTTGCCGAAAATGTTGAGTTTGATAGTGAAGACACCTATCGTGAGAAACTGGTAACTTTGAGAAATTCTTATTTCTCATCAACTGGTACTCAAAGAGATGAAACAGAGAATATTTCCGAAGAGACTGCTGAAACTACCTATGATTCAGTATCTCCATTGATGGAATCGTATCTCTCTACTTTAACTAGAGTCTCTAAAAAGTGATTTTTAAATCATAAGTCAAACTAAAACTTTTTTAAGAGGTAAAATTCAAATGCAAGGTCTCAATGTAGAATCCCTGCAGGAGAAGTGGGCACCTATCCTCAATCATGAGGGTCTCGGTAGCATCAAAGATGCTCACAAGAGAATGGTAACCGCAGTTCTCCTGGAGAACCAAGAAAAAATGCTCCGTGAGGAAAGAGAATTCCTCGGAGAAGCTCCTTCAGTTGGTAACGCTGCTGGTGCATCAACCGGTTTCACCGGATCTGGTGGTCAAACTGTTGCTGGTTTTGACCCTGTTCTGATCTCCCTGATCAGACGTTCTATGCCTAACCTGGTCGCTTATGACCTCGCTGGCGTTCAACCAATGAATGGTCCTACTGGACTCATCTTCGCAATGCGTTCGAAGTACACTCAACAGTCTGGTTCTGAGGCGCTGTTCGACGAAGCAGATACCAGATTCTCTGGTGCTCGTGACGTTAACTTCACCACTGCTGGTATTGGTACTACCGAATCCGTTGCTGGACAAGATAACCCTGCAGTTCTGAATGCATCCGGAACTTATAACACTGGTGCTGGAATGGCAACCGGTGATTCGGAAGATCTCGGACGTGGTAACGGCAGAGATTTCAACGAAATGGCATTCTCGATCGAGAAAGTCACCGTTACTGCACAATCCAGAGCACTCAAAGCTGAGTACTCCTTAGAACTGGCACAAGACCTCAAGGCAATCCATGGTCTGAATGCTGAAGCAGAACTCGCAAACATTCTCTCCACAGAGATTCTTGCTGAGATCAACCGTGAAGTCATCAGAACCATCTACAAGGCTGCTGAAGCTGGTGCTCAGGACAACGTTGCTTCTGCTGGTACTTTCGACCTCGACGTTGACTCTAACGGTCGCTGGAGTGTTGAGAAGTTCAAGGGTCTGATTTTCCAAATCGAGCGCGATGCCAACGCAATCGCACAAAGAACTCGTAGAGGAAAGGGCAACATGATTCTGTGTTCTGCAGATGTTGCTTCCGCACTCACCATGGCAGGCGTACTCGATTACACCCCTGCACTCAACGCTAACCTGAACGTTGATGACACCGGTAACACCTTCGCAGGTATTCTTGCTGGTAAGTATCGTGTTTATATCGATCCTTATTCTGCTAATACCGGCGCTTCAGGTTCGGGTGCTCAGTACTATGTTGCTGGTTATAAGGGTTCTTCACCTTATGACGCAGGTCTGTTCTATTGCCCATACGTTCCTCTTCAGATGGTTCGTGCAGTTGGCGAGAACACCTTCCAGCCTAAGATCGGCTTCAAGACTCGTTACGGAATCGTTGCTAACCCATTTGCTAACGATGGTGCTACTAACAGCCCAACCCATGCTGTTACCGCTAACCGTAACCGCTACTACAGAAGAGTTCGTGTTCAGAACCTCATGTGATCCATTTTCACATGGTTTTCAGAGGGGTCTTCGGACCCCTCTTTTTTTATCTAAATACAAATAAAAACAATGGCATCTGCTTTTGACAATCAGATAGGGAATAGGAATTTTTTATCGCCAATTGGTTTTAAATTTACTTTGGCAAAAGAACCGAAAGTTTCTTTTTTCTGTAATTCAGCAAGAATACCAGATATTAGTTTAGGTACGACACTGCAACCTTCATATTTAAAGAACATTGATGTTCCAGGAGACAAATTACAATATGGGGATTTTTCGCTTAGATTTTTAGTTGATGAAAATCTTGAAAATTATATGAAAATCCACAACTGGTTAACTGGATTAGGATCTCCAGAATCTTTACAACAATATAAAGATTTAATATCCACCGAAGATGATGACAAAGATGAAAATAATCAATTCTCCGATGGTAGTCTTCATATATTGAATAGTAATTTTAGAAATGTTGCTGTTGTAAAATTTAAAGATTTATTTCCAGTGTTTCTCACATCTTTAGATTTTGAGGCAAATGAAAATGATGTAAACTACTTTACAGCAGAGGTGACTTTCAAGTATACTATCTACAATATACTATCTTCTGATGGAAGAACTCCCTTATGAATCTTGAAAAAATTCAGGAGATGTGGGAAAAAGATTCCCACATAGATCCAGATAATCTACATGATGAATCACTAAAAATTCCACAATTACATTCAAAGTATTATACTGTCTATAATACAATTACTTTGTTAAGAGAAAGAGCAAGAGAGACTTATAATAAAATAAAATTAGAAAGGCATAATTACTACACAGGAAAAGCACCAGCAGAAGTTTATGCTGAAGAACCATTCCCATACAAAATTAGAGAAAAGGATGCATTACAGAGGTATCTAGAGGCAGATAGTAAGTTAAATACTATTGATATGAAAATTAGATATTATGATGTCGAACTAAAGTTTCTTGAGGAAATCATTAAAACAATTTCAAATAGAACTTATCAAATTAAAAATGCCATTGAATGGCAAAAGTTCCAAGCAGGATTCTAATGAACAACGAAGAATGGAATTATGAAAACGAAGATTTTGACGAAGATCTTCCATTCGTAGAACTTCAGTTCGGTCCTGAAGACCTCTATCACCTTTATGAGTCTGTAAAATTTAGATACGAAAAATGGCCAGGTGGTCATCCAGATGAACAAGAAAGACTTGCGTATCTAAAAGATTTTTTGTATAGGATTGTTTTAGAATGGAAGTTTCAAATGATGGAATAAATATCTATAGGTGATTCCTATGAGTTATGTCTCATTTGATTATTTCAAAAAAGAACGAAGTGTATCTTCAGGTAAAGGCAGATCCACATGTCTACTATGAATTAGCAGACCAATTTACCTTTGAAGTGCCGGGTGCAAAATTTATGCCCCAGTATCGAAGTAGACACTGGGACGGAAAAATTCGTCTATTTAATACTCAGACTGGAGAGATATATGTCGGGTTGTTAGATAAAGTTATACAGTTTTGCAAAGACCACGAATACACCTATGAGTTTGTAGAAAACAAGTTTTATGGTCTTCCTTTTGAGGTCAATGAGATGATCTCAAAGGAAGGTGTGAAAGATTATATGACTGCCATATCTAGGTATTCTCCTAGAGATTATCAAGTAGAGGGAGTACACGACGCCCTAAAACATAATAGAAGGTTGTTGATATCCCCAACTGCCTCTGGAAAGTCTCTGATGATATATTCTGTTGTGAGATATCACGTTGAGAAGCAACGAAATATTCTGATAGTCGTTCCGACGACTTCCCTAGTAGAACAGATGTATAAAGACTTTGAAGACTATGGTTGGGACGTAGGTTCATTTTGCCACAAGATTTATGCGGGACGGGAAAGAGAAACCGATTCTCAGGTGATTATCACCACCTGGCAGTCCATCTACAAACTCCCCCGCAAATACTTTTCAAGATTTAATGTGGTCGTTGGAGATGAAGCACACCAATTTAAATCGAAGTCATTAATATCTATAATGACAAAACTTGCCGATGCAAAGTATCGTTACGGATTTACTGGTACGTTAGACGGTACACAAACACACAAATGGGTCTTAGAAGGTCTCTTTGGACCATCATATAAAATTATTCGTACTGCAGAATTAATGTCTAAAGGTCATGTTGCCAAATTAGATATTAATGTGCTTCTATTGAAACACCCTGCACACAAATTTGAAACTTTTGAGGACGAAGTTCAATATATTATCAATCATGATAGAAGAAATAAATTCATTCGAAATCTAGCTCTCGATTTAAAAGGAAATACTTTAATTCTTTTTGCAAGAGTTGAGGGGCATGGTCAACCACTCTACGATTTAATAAATAACGGTAGTGTAGAAAATCGACACGTATTTTTTGTCCATGGTGGAGTGGATACAGAAAATAGAGAACTGGTGAGGGAGATTACTGAAAAGGAAGATAACGCAATTATTGTTGCTTCATATGGAACATTCAGTACTGGTATCAATATTAAGAATTTGCATAATGTTATTTTTGCTTCTCCTTCTAAATCCAGAATACGTAACCTCCAATCAATTGGAAGAGTTCTTAGAAAAGGAAACAACAAAACAAAAGCAACTCTATATGATATCGCTGACGATATATCCTACAAATCCAGGAAAAATTATACCCTTAACCATTTAATAGAGAGAATCAAAGTATATAACGAGGAAAATTTTAATTACGATATAGTAAACATACCGCTTAAAAACTAATGGGAGAAGAATTTTATTGTGTTATTAAACTAGTTTCCGGGGAAGAAGTCTTCTCTCTTGTAGCAAAAGATGAAAATGATGGAGACCCAGTATTAGTTTTACAAACACCAATAGTAATGAAAATGGTTAACAGTCCTTCTGGATTTTTTATAAAAATCCGACCATGGGTTGAAACAGTAAACGATGATTTCTTTATTGTAAAACCTGATAAAATTATTACTATGACTGAAGTTAAAGATGAAAATTTAATTAACTTGTATACAAGTTACTTAGAGAATAATGATGATGAGGAAATTGTAAATGATTTAAATGATTACAATCCAAGAAAAAAGGGGAGAAGTTCTGGGAAAGTAAAACCATCAGAAAAGATGGGATATATATCTTCCGTAAAAGAAGCAAGAAAGAAACTAGAAGAAATATTTAAGTTAGAAGTAGAAGACTCTAAAGAAAGCTAAAGACTCATCTTCAAACCTAACAAAGGTATTCTACTCATGATTCACTATATTGTCAAGCCCTAAAAGTATGGTATAATATTAATAATTTATATTATAAAGAGTAATGAATTATGCCCAAAAAGAAATCAGAACATTATGTAAACAATAAAGAGTTGTTAGAGGCAATGATCAACTACCGTGCCAGGGTAGAAACATCATATATGAAGACTTTCAATAAAGACCTCACTGAATTACCAAAACAAGAAAGAGGAAAACAGTGGGAAGGTAAACCTCCTATTCCCAATTATCTTGGCGAATGTTTTTTAAAGATTGCAACACACCTCTCCTACAAACCAAACTTTGTTAACTACATGTTCCGTGAGGATATGATTTCTGACGGCATTGAAAATTGTGTTCAATATATTCATAACTTTGACCCGGAGAAATCAAAGAATCCTTTTGCATACTTTACTCAAATTATTCACTATGCCTTCCTTCGCAGAATTGGTAAGGAGAAAAAGCAACTAGAAATCAAAACCAAAATTATTGAAAAGACTGGTTTTGATGAAGTTATGATGGTTGATGATAGCTTGCTTTCTGGGCACAGTTCGGACTATAATACTATTAAGGACAATATCCAATATCGAAATCGATGAAGGTTGCAATCATCACAGACACTCACTATGGTGCTAGAAAGGGTTCTAAGTATCTTCATGACTACTTTGAACTCTTCTATCAGAATGTCTTTTTTCCTGCCCTAAAAGAGCACGGTGTTGAGGCAGTCATTCACATGGGTGATGCATTTGATAGTCGTAAGTCAATTGATTACCAAAGTCTTGAGTGGTCCAAGAGAGTTGTCTTTGACAATCTCAAAGATTACGATGTGCATATGATTATTGGTAATCATGATACATATTACAAGAATACAAACGAAGTAAATTCACCAGAACTTCTTCTTCAAACTTATTCAAATATCAATACTTATAGTCAACCTACAGAAGTTAAAGTTGGTGGATTGGATATTCTATTTTTACCATGGATTAATCAAGGAAATGAAGAAGCATCTTATCAACTCATTAAAAAGACAACTAGCAAGGTCGCGATGGGGCACCTTGAACTCCAAGGATTTAGAGTTAATCGACAAATCATCATGGAGCATGGTTTGGCGAGCAAATTATTTGAGAAGTTCAAATATGTCTTCTCCGGTCACTATCACACTCGATCGAATGATGGACGGGTATTTTACCTTGGAAACCCCTACGAAATGTACTGGACGGATGTCAACGATACTAGAGGATTCCATATATTTGATACGGAAAACCTTACTCTGACTCCAATTAATAACCCTTATAAATTATTTCATAACATCTATTACGAAGATACCAACTACAAGTTGTTTAATGCTTCACAATATGAAAATAAAATTGTAAAAGTTATTGTCCGTAAAAAGACTAATCCAAAAGACTTTGAAAAGTTTATTGATAAACTTCATTCTGTTGGGATTCAAGAACTTAAGATTGTTGAAAATTTTGATATTCATGAATCTGAAGAGTTTGAAGTTGATGAGGAAGAAAATACCCTTTCAATTTTAAATCGATATATTGATGAGTCTGAGTTTGAATTTGATGGTAATATAATTAAAGGTATCTTTCAAGATCTGTATAGGCAAGCTTGCGAAGTAGAGTAAATGTTTCTTCTCACCCTTAAAGATAATAAAGATGATGGTGCTTATGCTGTTCAAGATCGATATGGGCACAAAGTTCTATTTCTGTTTGAGGAAGAGGATGATGCCGAAAGATATGCTATGATGCTTGAGGATAATGAAGAAGCAAGTATGGATATCGTTGAAGTTGACGATGAACTTGCTATAAAAACCTGTAAACTGCATGATTATAAGTATGCAGTTATAACTCCAGATGACATTGTAATTCCCCCCAAAAATGATAACTTTCAAGAAGATTAGATATAAAAATTTTCTCTCTACTGGAAACCACTTTACTGAAATTGACTTTCAGCAACATCACACAAATCTAATCATCGGAACAAACGGTGCTGGTAAATCTACCATGCTGGATGCACTTACCTTTGGTTTGTTTAATAAACCTTTTCGTAAAATCAATAAACCACAGTTGGTAAACACTACCAATGAAAGAGACTGTGTAGTTGAAATTGAATTTTCTGTCAATAGTAGGGATTATTTGGTGCGTCGTGGAATTAAACCAAATGTTTTTGATATTGAGGTAAACGGTGTTCCCTTGCATAAGGAAGCAGATGACCGTTCTAATCAGCGCATTTTGGAAGAAAATATTCTCAAGGTAAACTATAAGTCTTTTACTCAAATTGTGATTTTGGGTAGTAGCACCTTTGTGCCTTTTATGCAATTGACGACATCAAATCGTCGTGAAGTAATTGAAGATCTTCTTGATATTCGTATCTTTTCTGCAATGAATGGTCTTATCAAGGATCAAATTCGTGTTCGTAGAGATCAAGTCAAATCTTTGGAGTTGAAGAAAGATACTCTCAAAGATAAGATGAAGATGCAACAAAATTTTATTGAAGAACTTGAGGATCGTGGTCATGCCAATATCGATTCCAATCAAGCAAAGATTGATAAACTTTTGGATGAAGAAAACTCATATATGTTGAGTAATGACGATTTGAATTATCGAATGGAGACTCTCCAAGAGCAGTTGGAAGGAGTCACTGGTGCTGGTGATAAGTTAGTAAAGCTTAATAATCTTAAAGGTAAAATCTCTCAGAAAGTATCTGCGATTACGAAAGAACATAAGTTTTTTACTGAAAATACGGTATGCCCCACCTGCACACAGGAGATTGAAGAAGAGTTTCGTGTAAATAGAATTAGTGATGCTCAAAATAAGGCAAAGGAACTTAAAGATGGTTATGCAGAACTTGAGAAAACAATTAAGTCTGAACAAGAAAGAGAGCGTCAGTTTATTGCACTATCTCAGGAGATTACAAAGCTAACACATGGCATTTCTCAAAACAATACTCGGATTAACCTCAACCAGAGACAAATCAGAGATCTTGAACATGAAATTCAAACTATTACCAGTAACTTACAAAACAGAAATACTGAACATGAGAAACTAGAAGAGTTTCGAGAAAATCTCCAAAAGACAATAGAAGACCTCTCAGACAAAAAACAAGAAATCGTTCATTACGATTTTGCCTATTCCTTACTCAAGGATGATGGTGTAAAAACGAA